AGCAAGCAATTCAATCAATGACTGATAATGACAAAGGACAAGTCATTGTTCCTACTGGTGGTGGTAAAACTATCTGTATGATTATGGATGCTGTCAAGCAGTTAGAAAAATATGGTACAGTTGTAGTTGTTGCACCACGCATATTACTTGCAGAGCAACTATGCAAAGAGTTTATGGAAATCATTGATGAGAAATATAATGATGTAGATGTGATGCACGTTCATAGTGGTAAAATCAAAGGTATATTCAGTAGCACTAATCCATTTGAGATACAAGCATTTGTTGAGCAGAATGGTTGGTTAAGTAGAACTATTGTATTTACAACATATCATTCATTACACAGAGTTCAAGAAAGTGGTATCGATGTTGATGTAATATACTTTGATGAAGCACACAACTCAGTACAGAAAAACTTTTTCCCTGCTGTTGAGCATATATCAACCAGTATCTTCACAAGAGCATACTTCTTCACAGCAACACCAAAGCACAGTTTGACACCAAGCAAGGCAGGTATGAACTGGACTAAGGTGTATGGCAATGTGATTTGCAATGTACCTGCACCTAAGTTGGTCAAGCAGGGATATATACTACCACCTAAGGTCGAAGTTTACAAGACCAGAATACTCGAGAAAGATGAGTTGGTTGCTGACAGAGATTGTGAGCAGATGGTAGATGCCATTGACAATCTTGATAAGGACAAGGTATTGATATGTGCTAAGTCAACAAAACAGATTGTTGCACTTGTATCACAGACAGATTTTGTGAAGCAACTATCAGTTCGTGGTTACTCTTGGTTGATGATTACATCTAAGACAGGTGCGATGATTGACGGAGAGAAGGTGGACAGAGAGACATTCTTTGATACACTTAATGAGTGGGGTAGAAACGACAAGAAGTTTGTTGTACTGCACCACAGCATACTCTCAGAGGGCATCAATGTCAATGGACTTGAAGCAGTATTGTTTATGAGATCAATGGATTACATCGGAATCTCACAGACAATCGGTAGAGTTATTCGTAAGGGCAATGCTGACAAAGTATTCGGACTTGTTTGCATCCCTGTCTATTCTAAGGTTGGTATCTCAACTGCAAGAAAGGTCGAGGCAGTTGTTGACACCATATTCAACAGAGGAGAAGCAGCAACTTCTATTATTACACGATGAAAACAGAAACACTACTTAGGATACTCAAAGTGGTTAGGGTCAAACCTAAACCCAAGTATCCACCAGTACGCAAACACTACAACATACATTTATTCGGATGAATTTATTAGTTGTTGGTAGGATTACTGGTTCGGTATTGATTATTTGTGCATATTTTGTTATACTACACATATCAACACTTTATGGTGCTATGATGCACGTTGTAGCAGATTTAATTTGTATGCCATTTTATATCAAACATAAACAATTCGATGTTGTTATTATGTTATGTTTTTTAATGACCATAGCAATTAGTAAAGTAACTATTTTATTAAGATGAAGGACACAATTTTATTTGGAGATTGTAAAGAGACACTAAGTGCATTTTTACCACAGAGTGCTAGAACTTGTGTGACATCCCCACCATATTATGGACTCAGGGATTATGGTACAGCAACGTGGATAGGGGGAGACCCTAATTGTAAACATCGAAAGGTAGGTAAGCAAGGTTCTAATTGTATTACAGGACATAAAAATCACGATGACATGGGAAGTGTAGGAGACTACATCTTTAAAAGTGTTTGCCCTCTATGTGGTGCGATTAGACAAGATAGTCAAATAGGACTCGAAGAATCCCCAGAAGAATATATTGAATCTTTGGTAAGTGTGTTTCGTGAAGTTAGAAATATATTAACTGATGATGGAACTTTGTGGGTTAATTTAGGAGATAGTTATTATAACTATCGACCAGGAAAAGGTCAATCATACCCGAAACAATCTGTATCTAAAACAAAACAAGACTTACCTGATAATTGTAATAAACGTGGCAATAAATTAGATGGATTAAAAGAAAAAGATTTAATCGGAATCCCCTGGATGTTTGCGTTTGCTATGCGTAAAGATGGTTGGTATCTACGACAGGATATTATTTGGCATAAACCAAATCCGATGCCAGAGAGCGTAAAAGATAGGTGTACAAAGTCACACGAATATATATTTTTGTTCAGTAAAAATAGAAAATATCACTACAACAATGAAGCAATCAAAGAACCCGCAAAAGATTGGGGAACAAGAGATAGAACCAACGGAAAATATCACAACGAAGGAACAGGACTCCAACCCCATAGCGGACTTACAAAATCATATTCAACAAAGAATAAACGCTCTGTCTGGACATCAAAACATGGAAAATATGTAACACAAGAGAATGAAGCAAAACACAGACAGGGTATGCATGCAAATCGTGGAGATAATTTAATTGCAGTTCGCACAAAGTTACCTACACAGAGAGAGTTTGTTGAATTTTTAAGGTCAAAAACTAAAGCTAAAATATTAGCAGAGCATACTGATATTCCACTCACAAAAATAGAACATTGGTTTAGATTTGATGAGTCTGGTTTTTCATATCCAAGCATTGAAGATTGGAAAAAAGTAAGAGAGCATATAGATGAATATGATATAATGGATGAAGGATTGACATATTATGAATTAAAAACTGATGAAGTTGTGTCATCAAATACAAAGAATAAACGTTCTGTTTGGTCTGTTACTGTCAAACCATACAAAGAAGCTCATTTTGCCACATATCCACCTGATTTAATCGAACCTTGCATACTTGCAGGGAGCGAGGAAGGAGATACAGTTATCGACCCATTTATGGGTGCAGGAACTACAGCTGCAGTTGCAAAATCACTTAATCGTCATTATATTGGATGTGAACTCAATGAAGACTATGGTAACTTAATTCAGAAAAGAATACAAGATTATAAACCAGTTCAACCAGTTAAAGAAGTGGCACAAGAGCCTTGCATAAACATCTTTGATATTATATAATAGAAGAGTAAACAAAAGGAGATACTATGATTGAAGGATTCGTTCTCACATTTGCATTGATGACATTTTGTATTGGTTCATCATTCGCAATCGTTAAATTTGCAAGCAAAGGGAGGTTTTTCTAATGCGTTGTAAGGTACAACTTATTGTAGCAGGTCAAGTCTTTACTGAAGAAGTAAGAGCAGTTGACTATCAGGAAGCAAGACAAGTCGCACTTGCAAGAAACCCAAATGCAAGAGTAATTAGTGTTACTGCTGTATTTTAATGGCAAGAGGAGATAACTACCAATCTTTTTATCCAACCAAAAATCTAACTTTACTTGATGCCAAAGTTGGTCAACCAAATGGTTGGGTATCTAAGGATGGTATGTGGGCAGCAGTTCCGTCAAACGGTAGAAAGTTTGCTATCGTACATAATGGTGTAATTGAACACTTTGCAAAAAACTTTGAATATGCTATGATATACATAAAAAAGGGTATTCAAAAGGAGAAGAAAGATGCACGATCAAAACTCAATCGGGGATGAGTCCGCCTCAGTTAAATATCAAAGGGCATTAGATTTATTCACAGAGTCAGTTCTTAAACCTGACCACGATTTGCGTGGGTGTGCATATAATCAAGGATGTTACGAGGACTTGATGGAGATACGAGAACACGTTTTAGAATATCTAAAAACTTTAAAGGAAGTTACATACCATACAAATCCTGACGAGAGTGACGATATAGAGACAGCAAAATTAATAGAGACAAAACCCTTAACTAAATGGCGATAAATGAGTGAAGTTGAATTTCGTAAACATAGAGTATTTCGAGAAACAGAAGATGTTATATTCTATGATATATCAGTTGAAAAATCTAACGCATCTGACCTCGTAGTTCATACTGGTACAGCAATATCCCCACCAGATGATTTAGTTGGAGCAAAACAATTTTATATACACAAATATCAAATAGATCATAATCGAGTTGTATCAGGAGAGAGGACATTTGAACTGGTAAACTTTGATTGGAAGTACCCATATCATATCGTACATTTGAATCGTCAGAGTGGCGCTTTGATGATTCCAACACATACTTATCATCGTTCAGTATCAGGAGATACAGGTTCAATCGTCATCAATCAGGCAATTAGAAAAGAGGGATTTGATGCAAAGTATGAATTTATACCAGTATCATCAGCGAGTGATAAGTTGTTGTATGATATACTACTGAATGAGAAACCAATCGTACATACACTAGGGGAGTAGGCATAAATTTTTATTACAAAGTATCCGAAAATACAAACATTATTTGCTAAATAATTTTAAGTTTATCGGAGAACACAAATGCTCTAAACCCCTTTTTGTTATCATCACTTAATTGTTTTTTATAGGGTTCATTCATGCACAACTTAATTTCATACAACCAGTTAGCGGGAGAGAAAGATAATCCGCATAACGATTTAATCACAGAATACTACGAGTGCCTGATAGAATGTGATGAAAGTCAACACATTTGCAAACGTATCTGTAAGGAGGTATTAATTAATTAAGTAAACATAAGCAGGGTAAACAAATGTTTAAGTATTTCAAACCACCTTAATAGTAATTCATAACCCTTGACTTTTTGAGTCAGGGGTTTTATAATAGGAGAAAAGATAATACTATGAGAGTTGACAGACACCACGACCCCACGATGGAATTAGAATCTAGATTACTAAGTGAGTTAGATTTTATTGCACAACAGCTACGAGGAAAAATTACTCAGAGTGTATATGCGAATAGTGAAGGAAAACAATCGAAAGTAATTACGATTGAATATGATGTACGAGATAAAAATGAAGATACTATTTAAGGTACGAGAATTTGTGTGGGTAATTGTATCCGAGATTGAAGATTGGGTATATCCTTATCGAGATCGTTTGACCCCCGAAGAGAAGTACGAGCATGGTATGAAAGACCCGATGACAGGGGAGATTACGATGATCGAGAACTTACTTCAAGCAGACAACGAGAGAATACAAAGATTGCAAGATGAAATGATTAATGCACAAAGTAGATTATACGATATTGAACAGACTATCAAGAGTATAAATACTTATTCGCAAGAAAAATCCGATCAATCTAATCCAAATGAAAGACAAAAAAGCAGCGAAAGTGTTGATACAACGAGCAAAGTTGAACCCTGATTTGTATAGTTCCGCAGATATTTTATATGCTAAAAAAATTAGAAAAAATCTAAAAAATGAAGAAAAAGGACTCGTTGAAAATCAATCAGAATAAAGATGGTTCATACACAGCAGAGTGGGATAAGCAAGACCCTGAGTGGTCTTGGATGAATAATTTGACATCTAAAGAAGTGCAAGAAGTTATTGAAAAAGCAGTAAAACTTGAAGCAAAAAGAAGATGATGAAGTATCATTTGTATGATGAAGATTATATCCATAAGGGTTCTTTTAATTCTATACAAGAATTAAGAAATTTTTTATGTGATAGAAAGTACGATATAAGTTGTGATGCAGATATGTCTTGCACATTTGATTATATCAAACATATCAAGTGGCATTGGGATATGTCAGAACAATAACATATCTTGCAAGAGTTGAAAAGTAGTGCTAGATTATAAATAGTAATGTAGAATATAGGAGGTCACTATGAAAACTATTGAAGACCATATTCAAAAGGACAAAGAGATTCTTGCCGACCCTAATACGTCTGAACCTATGCGACATCACATTGAAGATGAGTTGCATGATTTAGAAGAGTATGTCGATCATCATCACGATGAAATCGAAGCAGGCGATCATCACGACCCAAATGTTTTGGAACTATTTTGTGATATGCACCCAGACGAACCAGAATGTCTTGTATATGACGATTAAATAACTGTCACACCCTCTTGCACAGAGGGTTTTTTTATGCTATATTAATAATAGGGAAACAAAACTAAGGTGTTTCTGGTAATACTAGTTAAACAACTTAATGGTAGTTAAAATCAAGTGCGTACCAAACTACCGCCTTTTGTTTTTGTTTCTCGCACCCAATATACAACCACCACATTATTATGTCAACTAGGGCAAGAATAGGTATCTTATTACCTGACGATTCAATTCTCTCAGTATATCATCATTTTGATGGATACCCAGAGGGATTAGGTGTTACTCTTAAAGAACACTACAATACTTATGAGAAAGTTGCCGAACTTATAGATGGTGGCAATATGTCAAATTGTTGGTCTGATAGTAAGTTTAATGTAGAGACAGGAGAATTTACACCAATCGCAGACCCAAAACCTACATACTATGGTGGGGATGATGAAGCACCTATTCTCAGTAAAAACTTTGATGACTTCTCAAGAATAGACAGTTGGCAAGAATATTCTTATGTATTTGTCAAGGACAGATGGGAAGGTTATGCAATAAGTCATAAG